ATCTAATTTTGCTGAGTCTTCTGCTAAAGAACCAAATTCGTTTGCTAATCCTTTAGCATTATCTCTGGCTGCTGATAGATTTTCTACTTGTTTTAGTAAAACTTTTGCTTGATCTTCACTAACCTCAAGCATTTGATCATATAGATTGTCAATTTGAGCATTAAGAGATCTAACAACTGATAATTGTTTTTGTTGTTCGGCAAATGCTTTTGAAGTTGCTTTAGCACTTCTTTGAGCCTCATCTTGTAATTGAGCAAATTTATTGGCTGATGAGTTAATTGAGTTAAATTGGGCTCTATAACTACTTAAAAGTTGATCAGTTTGACCAAGTAAGGTGTTAGTTCTGGAGGTAGCTTTGGCTATATCCTCCATTGAGCTTTTTATAGACTCAACATTTCTTAATGATTCATTACCTATACCTTTAAATTCATCAGCCATATAT